TTCTATTGAGGGGTCTACACTGATTCGCTAGTCAATGTCAACCCCATAATCTTTTGTGCCATATGGCTCTTCTTCGTAACCCTCTAGGTATGATTCTAGTTTGTACGTATCTGTACGGTTAGGGTTACGTGGACGACCATAATATGCATCAGTTGCGCCACGTTCGTACTCTGCTTCCACTTGGGTCTGATACATTGCGTTTACTTTACTCATAGGTGTTCTCCTTAATTTCCACTGCGGGGGTGATTCGTAAGTAGATTACCAATTTCCACTGCGGGGGTCAATCCTTATTTCCACTGGTGGGGGTCCTTAATTTCCACTGTGGGGGGTCTGTGGTATTTTTGCAACACCTACTCGAATTTGACCGAATCAATACGAAAGGATAGGTCCGCTATACCAAAGGATAGGTCAATAGTACGAAAGGATAGGTTGACAGGATATTTCGGATATATACCGATTCGGGTAGTGATTCGGTAGTACAAAAGTGTTGTCAATAGTACTTTAGTATAGGTTGACAAGGTTTTTGGTATAGTGTGGCTAAAATACAACGATTCGTAACAAGATTCTCCTTGACATAATATTTCGGTTGACGAATCGGTTGACGCACGATAACGCACGACGAATCGATTCGGGTTGGTATGATTCGTTCTACTTCAGACAAATACCGTTTTGTCAAGTCATAGCTGCCATGCAGAAAATGCAATAGTTTAACCATTAAACTAATGAGTCGGAATCCACCAACACAAACGGTTATCGGGATAGGAACCGAGCCTCAGAATCACCTTAGCATGATTCGGGTATAGGAGTCAATAGGCCCTAAAAGGCCCCAAAAATGGCCCCAGAATTGCGGAAAGGTTCCAAGGTGGTCTAGGTCGAAAAAGTGATTCCCCGCAGTCTGGACGTGTCAACCCCATAATGCGACATAAAATGATCATTTTGCGACATTGGCCTTGTGTAATATATATTATACGGAATCCCGACAAAATTATTTATTTGACTCCCATTGCGAATCAGTCCAGAGTCAAACCATCGAAACACAAACCACGGAGTCAAAAATGTTTAGATATGTCACAATCCGCTTAAATGATCCTGAATCAGTTAATGCAGCAGAAAAACGCAAGGCAATGTTAGAGTCCGAAGGCTGGACTCTTATTCATACGTCAACGGGCGAAAATGATGCTTTGCTTTCGTATTCTGACAATCCAAAACTTGTTGACGCAGTAAACGAATCAGCGTAATTTAAATCCAGAACAAACGACAAAGGAGTCACAAAATGTTCAAATCAATCATCAAAACCGCACCTTTAAATGATGGCACAAAAGGCAATCGTTTTGTCGTGCTAGGCACAATTTCGGGTATCTATCGCAAGCGTAGCATCAAGAATCGCCTAGGTATTACAAAGGGAGTCACCACTATTGGACTCCACCTAGGCAAGCGTTCGCTGTTTTGGGAACACAAACGGGCATTGCGTCAATTCTATCGCATTGCGGGATAGTTATTTTAGTTATGGGCCTTGCGAATCGTTTGGCCCATTGATAAGATAACTTACAAACAAACCAACGGAGTCAAACCTATGAAAAACTTTATCTTACAAACCGCCGCCTTTTTGATATGGTGCTTCACGCTAATTGTCGTTTGTTTTGCGCCTTTTGTCTTTGATACAGCCGAAGCAATCGCCGCCATGCTATGCGCTACTGTTGCCGCTTTCGGTATTCTAACGGTTTTATTTTGGGAGTCTCTATAATGTATCAGATCGAACGCAATCAAATCAAATTGACCTATAAAGGCCAAAACATATCTATTGTGCAGCATTGGGATCAAGGCGAAGCGATCTACCAAGAATGCGCCAATATAGACAATTATGATCAAATCTACGGATTCGGGCATGATCTGGACTCATTGATCAAATCCCTTGAACTATTACGCAGCGCAATTAATACGGAGTCAAAATAATGACAAGTTTTGTAATTTATGAAGGCCCATCGCTTATTGATGGTGCGCCCATTGTGGCAATCGCACAAGTGAAAAGCGGGAATCGTAAAACTGGCGATATGGTCCAAACGTGGATTCTGCGGTCTGACATAGACCCCATTACAGCGAGTCGGACTGGCGCAGACTCGTCAATTTGTGGCGATTGTCCACACAAGGGAAAACCGAATAATAACGCTAAGGGATGGGCAACAGATCGCACTTGCTATGTTAATCTACTGTTTGCGCCCAATGGCGTATACAAGGCATACAAGAGAGGCATTTATAGCACCATGCAAGGCCACGACAACATTCGGGCGATTGGCCTATTGCGTGGCGTTCGTTTGGGATCATATGGCGATCCTATGGCTGTCCCTAGCTACGTTTGGGAATCCCTATGTAGTGGTGCTGAATATGTCACGGCCTATACGCATCAAACCAACACAATGCCTGAATTAGTTATGACTTCTGCGGATAGCCTAGCACAAGCGGAGTCGGCGTGGTCCAATGGTCAACGGACATTCCGAGTCATTGCATCGCTTGACGCTATAGACAAGGCGAATGAGGTCCTATGTCCTGCTAGTGAAGAGGCTGGCGCAAGAGTCCAATGCGCACAATGCAAGCTTTGCGGCGGTAATTCTAAGGCCGCAAAATCCGTCGCTATCGTGGCGCATGGCGCAAGTAAACGCAAGGCAAAGGCCGTGGTTTCCTAACTAATTTTCAATCGGTTGACTCCCGTGTAACTGGCGACTCTTCGGAGTCGTCTTTTTTCGTTTGTGTTCCGTGGTTTGTCTTGCGTTATTGTGTGGCCTATCTGGTGTGTGACATTATTGCAACAGACTGAAGAATCCTGCGCCGAATCGATCCGAGCGCAAGAAAAACTTTTGTCAACCCCTTGACATAACATTTGTGGGACCCTCCATATTTCCACTGGTGATTCGGGGCGGCAAGCGTAACCACCTACATCTGCAAACTAAAAAATTCCAAAGTGTGACTTTTATGCAACACTAGTAATCCCGATGACACCCTATGTACAACAAAAAAGAATCCTTTGTTTACAACGACATATAAAAAAGTTATAAAAAAAAGTTGTCACTGTGATAAAAAAGTTACTATATATCAGTATAGAGGTACTATACTATAGTATATACGTAAGTTAAAACTACCCACATATTACCAATATAGATTACAACTAAAGTTCTACTATAGTACCTCTATACAGCTTTTCCAATTCAATTTAGGTGTCGTGGATAAATGGACAAACTAAAGTATAGCGAAACTATCGCAAAAGCTGTCCGTACAGGCATTAGGAATGGTGTCGCTGTAAAGGACATTATGGCTTCTATCCAGAAGTATCAACAAGCACCCTCTAGTTCAGCTACATTCTATAAGTTGTATGGTGACACTATTGCACAAGAACGTGCAGATATTGTAGGTCAAATTGGTTCTGTCGTGATCCAACAGGCATTAGAGGGCGACTTTAAGGCTGCTGAGTTTTATCTCCGTAGTAAAGGCGGCTGGTCACCAACACAAACAAACATTGAAGTTGAAGGGTCTTCTGATGCCGATGAGGACGCAGGAGCAATCGACTCCTTGATGACACTCTTAGGTAAAAAGAATGACACTCCCGATAACAGCGAACGATCTACGTCAGCTACCCGACAGCGAAGTAGCGTACATACTCAAACAACTGGGTCCAGCACAAGCAGAAGAACTACGGTATAACTGGGAGTTCTGGGCTAGACCTGAACAGTTAGAACCAGAAGGAGACTGGAATGCTTGGTTGGCTTTGGCAGGTCGTGGTTGGGGTAAGACCCGTGCGGGTGCTGAGTGGGTACGCCACAGGATTAAAAAAGGCGATAAAATCGTACATTGCGTGGCTCCAACTAAAGGTGATGTTCGTCGTGTTATGGTTGAGGGAGACTCTGGGCTTCTAAATGTTTGTTGGAAGGGAGACAAAACATACCGTGGTAAATACATTGGCTTTCCTGTTTGGTCGCCAACTAACAATACGCTAACATGGGAAAACGGATCGAAAGCCGTGTTCTTCTCAGCAGAGGACCCAGAACGTCTTCGTGGTCCACAGGCTTACTCAGCATGGACAGATGAGTTGTGTGCTTGGAGAAATGCACAAGAAACTTGGGATATGATGATGTTTGGCCTCCGTTTAGGTCGTAAACCTCAAGTTTTTATTACGACTACACCAAAAACTACAAAATTACTAAGAAATATCATAACTGACCCCAAAACGGTCATTTCTAAGGGTTCTACGTTCGATAACGCAGCAAACTTAGCAGATACGTTCATTGATGCGGTCAAGAAGACCTACGAAGGTACAAGACTTGGTAGGCAAGAATTATATGCAGAAATATTAGATGAAGCCTCTGGTGCCTTGTGGAACCGTGAGTTGCTCTTCAAGTGTGAAGTAGATCGGGACGAGGTACCACCTCTGTCTCGTATTGTCGTGTCTGTAGACCCTGCTGTAACCAATAAAACTGATAGTGACATGACTGGTATTGTCGTGGCAGGTATAGATCAGGATGGTACAGCATACGTACTAGAGGATCATACAGATCGTTACAGTCCCAAGGAGTGGGCAGCTAAAGCTATAGAACTATATCACGAACACATGGCTGACAGGATTGTCGCTGAACGTAACCAAGGTGGTGATATGGTCCGTCATACTCTGCAAACAGAAGATGAAAACGTCCCGATTAAGCTAGTACATGCTAGTCGTGGTAAGATGGCACGGGCTGAACCTGTGTCTGCACTATACGAACAGGGCAAAGTAAAACATGTCAAGGGACTTAACGACTTAGAAGATCAGATGGTACAGTGGGAACCTTTAGGGTCCATAGGCTCACCAGACCGTCTTGATGCTATGGTATGGGCTTTAACGGACCTCTCACTAAATGGATACGCAAAACCACAACTAAAACTAGCGTATTCCAATGCCAAAGGTTTAAGGTAAGATGGTAAAGAAACTATCAGCAACGGAAGCGGCCCAAGTACTGGGTATCGCAGGTGACAACACACATAACGGTCAAATCCGTGCAGATGAGTTTCTACCTGAATTACGTGGCAAACGTGCCATACGTAAGTATCGTGAAATGCGTGACAATGATAGCACCATTGGTGCGGTCATGTATGCTACTGAACAAGTCTTACGTGACGTAGACATTAAGGTTATGCCAGCCAATGATACCCCTGCTGCTAAACGTGAAGCAGACTTTGTGGAGAGTATCTTTAAGGATATGGATCACACCCTAGATGATCACGTATCTGAGGCTTTGTCGTCCCTTACATTTGGCTTTGCTTGGTTTGAGGTCGTCTACAAAAGACGTAGTGGTCAAAAGACTAACTCTAAGTATTCTGATGGTCGTATGGGTGTGCGTAAGATTGCTTCACGTGCGCCTTGGACTATCTCTAAGTTTGACGTAGATGAGAAGACTGGTGATGTCTTAGGCATTCATCAGGAAGGGTCAGGGTTCAACAATACTAACTATATTCCTAGTCGTAAGAGTTTGTATTATAAGACTACGGCGATTAACAATGATCCGTCAGGAAGGTCGATCCTACGTAATGCGTATACCTCGTATGAGTATCTTAACAATCTACAGAGCATTGAAGCTATTGCTGTGGAGCGTGAGTTGGCTGGTATTCCTGTGGCTCGTATCCCTTCTGAGTATCTTAGTCCTGAT